CCGGCCAGAGCCTTGCTGTGCCAAGCATAACTGTGACGGCAGTCACGGCAGTGGTATTTCGGCTGCTCAGGCTTCTTTCTGTTTGGGGGTCTTCTTGTTGGTGTCATGCTCTCACGTTATTCTGTCGGTTCAAACACGTCCACCTTCTTCTGATCCTGAATTTCTTTCAGGGTGGTGTCCACATCGTCACTCTCGCCGAAACGTTCAATGCTCTCACGCTGTGACATGATAGGCTCGCCGCCGTTCACAGACATGAGGTAGTTCGCCAAGTCTTGTTTGTCTGTGATAGAGAAAGGCGTGACAACGGTCTCAACGGGGAGAGCGTCAATGTCGGCGGCGTAAGCCTCTCCAAGAACAATCTTCAAGAACGCTTTAACGACATTTATTTCACGGTCAAAGAACTCAAGCAAACGACCGCTTTCGTCTTTGACTTTGAGCTGCGCATCAATGAACATTTGCTTGCGGCTCTCACCTGAGAGGGCTTGCTGCGACATCTTCTCGTATGACCAATCAGGCAACTGCAGCTGAGTGAAGAAAAGGTTTCTCAGGGTGTCGACATGGTATTTCAGGCTTTCAGTCGCCTGTTGCCATGTGACGTATTGAACCGTTGAGCCTTTCGGGAATTGCATGACGCTCTTCGCCTCTTCATTTGAACTTTTCTCATCGCCGAACTGGATAATATCATCGGCGAGAACAACTAAGATAGGCTTTGAGTTTTCACGGAGATAATTGCCGTTTCTTGACAGCGACCATTCAATCTCATAGACGGTCTTTGACGTGTCCTCCCATATCGGGGTTGGTCTCCACATATAGATGCATGGTATCTTTAACAAAGTTATCTTTTCATCTTCAATGACAGCCCATTCGCCGCTTTCTGTTGACCATTTGATGTGACGGGTTGCAGTATAGCAGTCAAAGTACTGAACGGTCTTCTTGCCGCTCTTACGGGTGTAAGCCACTGACATGGCTATCATGTCGCCGTATTCATCAAAGAGCGGGTAAAGGTCATCGCCGAGCATAGGGGAGAAGTTGCGGCAGCGGAATTTCAGGTTTGAAGAGAAACCGTAGGTCGTGTGCTTCTGTTCAACGGCGTACCATAGCGTCATAACTTCACAGCCCGCAAAGAGCATGTTGCAGCGTTCGATGTTCACGCTGTCAATGCGGTTCTTGTCAAATATCTTTTCAAGATAGTTCGCCACTTCTTTCTGACGGTCATTCTCAGGGCGGTAAACACGTTTCACGGGTATGCCCGTAACAAGTTCTGTCATGCGCTTCACGGCGAGCCGCTGCAAGTCACACGTCACACGGGTTACCTCCTGAATGCCGCTGTCCGTGACAATATCAGGGTATTTGGCTTTGTTCATAACAGGGTGCTTTGTCGGGTCAAATTCTTGAATGAGACCAAAGCGACCACGCCACAATGGGACGTTGATAGTCTTCTCTTTCAGGGCGGCAATCTTCTGAGCCGCAGTCCCGCCTGAGTTCAGGATTTCCTCGATAGTCATTTTCTTTGATGATTTATTTGTTAAACTTGAATTATCTGTGTACCATACGGGCGATACGGTTCAGGTCAATGCGGCGGCTTCCTCTGAGCGGATAGAACGTGTTCGCGAAAGCGTCAAACTTATCGGGGCTTCGTCCGAGCCTCTTCTTGATGTCTTCTTTCGGCTCAATGTATATGCGCCCGTCTGACCTGAAAGACCATTTTATTTCTGTCGCCTCTTCATCAAACTGAGGGTCAGGCGGCAGCATGGCACCCGTCTCGTTCTTCGGGTTCAGCCAATCACGCACAGCCCAAAAGAGATACGCCCTCATGTTCAGGAACTCATACTGACCCGTTGTGTCGGTCAGGTTCTTGCCGTTGAAGCCTTTCGCTCCCTCTGAGTATTTGCAACTGATGATGTAATGAGAGTTCTCACGCCGTTCATTCTCAACACAACGGGAGAACACGCCCGCACCCTCGCCGATTGTGTCAATGCTGACGTACATTTCAATCTCATGTCGGCGGCGGTCTGTGATAGCCCCCGCAATCTTCATGTGGTCAGCCGAGCCGCCGCTGTTGTGTGTCTTGAACTCAGAAGCCCAACAGCCCTGACGCTCAACAAAGCAAGTGCAGTCTCGTCCCATACCCGCAACGTCAACGCCCATGATCCGTGGCTCTGTTGTGACGGGTTGTCGCCCGTGAGCCTCTCTCCAACGCTGATGTGCGATTTCCAACCACTGTTCAGGGATAAGAACGTCTTCGCCCACTTTGGGGAACTTGCCCAAGACTTTCTTTCTGAACAGGTCTTCGGGGCGATACCACTTGCCCTCAAACTGAAAGTCGTCAAACTCTGCCGTGGCTTCTTCTTCTCTGATTTCAGTACACCAGTTCGCCAACTTGTCTTGAACCCACTCATAGTCAACCTGACCCGCAATGACGGTCTTTTTCTGAACGATGTTCGGGGCTGTCAGGCTGTTCAGGCGGTATTTGTGCCAACGGTCTCCTTTCTGAGAGCGGGCAGCGTAGCCGACTGTTGTGTTGGGGTTGAAGACAATCAAGATGCGTGAGTCGCCTTGCAAGTTACCCTCAATAGCCCCAAACGTATCATCGCCGATACCCGTTGCCTCGGTAACGATAAACATTGTATGAACGGCGTGAAAGCCTGACCACGCTTCATGGTTGTTCTCGTCAGCCTTGAAGCCCGTCAGAAACCATTCATCGCTTTCTGTCCTGATGTCATAAGCGTTCAAGCGCCCTGGCAGTTGTATGCCTCTTGCCTTGGCTCTGTTATAAAGGCGGCTAATCTCAGGCATCATGATGTTCTTTACCTGACGGTCGGTCGGGGCTGTCAGAGCCACTTTCGTGTTCTCAACCAACTCTGCGCCTCCGTTCTTTGTGCGCCTCCAACGGGGCGTGAGATAAAGAAACGATATGGCGGCACAAGCGGCGACAAAGTCTTTGCCACGAGCTGTGCCTGAGGCAACGGACGTGCGCCTGTTGTGTTGAACGCTTGACAGAATTTCTTGCTGCTCGGGGTCAAGGTTCACGCCAAAGGCTTCACGGACAAATTTATTCCAATCTGCCCGCCATGAGTTTATGACCTCAAAACTGAGTTTCTTGATTGTTTCTTTCCGTTGTTTCTTTGCCATAGTTATTTTCTCCGAATTTTGAGTATGTCGGCGGTACGCTTTTGAATGGGATAAGTGAACCACTCAGAATACTTACGCCGACAGAGAGCCGCAATCGGGCTTATTCGTCTTCCTTGACCTCTCCCGCCTCTTGCTCGGCTTCATCTATCATGCCACTCTCAATGAGATAGGCGGCAAATGAGCCGTTGGCGTTGATGTCTTTCTTTTCAGGGGCGTATAAGCCGAGGAGCTTGCGGCGTTCTTCAAGCTGCTTTCGTATCTCGGCGATATAAGAAGCATCGCCAAGGCAGATAACCTCTGTTTCTGTTCGCTCTGTCTGATACGTCTTGATTGAGGTCTGACCCGTCTCGCTGTCACGGGAGGGAGAGCCTTTCTGCTTGCGTTGTGTCTTGTTGTAGTCTGTCTTTGACTTCTCCCACTGTTCCCACAACTCTCTAACCGCATCGTCAATGCGTTCAAGTTCAAGCTGTACCAAATCATCGGTGTTTTCGATACGGTCTTCACGCCATTCAGCCAACAAGGTCTGAACGTCACTCTGAACCGTGCCGAGGGAATAGCTTTTCAGGTCAAGACGGTTCTTGACCTCTTCCCGTATCTTGCGGCGGCTGTAACCACGCTTGAAGAGCTGCGCCACGATTTCAAGGCGGGCGAGCTTCATCTGTCTTTGTTTCTTATCTTGTGCTGCACTCATAGTTCTTTTGTCAGTTTTAGGAACTCTTGATAGAATTCCAAGTTACAACTTGAAAGCTCGATATACGACTTTTCAAACTCAGGGAAAGTGTGAACGGCGAAATGGCTTTCTGTCAGAAGCCACAGAGCGGTGTAACCCTGAGGCTGAAAATGGTGGTCAGTGAAGCAGAGAACGTTGAAACCTGACTTTCTCAGGGCTTCATCGAAAATGTCCCTGAGACGCTTTGGGTCGGTCTCTTTTATCCACTGAGAGAAATTCCAAATCTTTGCTTGCATGACGTTTCTGTTTACTCTGTTTCATGCTCTGAACCCGTCTCGTCTGAATCGGTCTTTGACAGGTCTTCTTCTGTGTACTCAATCTTCGGGAACTCTTTCTTGATTTTCTTCGGGTCGCCCTTGAAGAAGACCAAGAGGTGCTGATGCGTCTTTGCAACCTTGCGGCTATCCATGTAACGTGAAGCCCTCAGAGCCGTTGAAGCGGTCTGTTCGACCAAGATTATTTCATTATAAAGGCGCATTCCGTTCTGCTTGAATATGCGCTTTATGTCGCCGCAGAAGTCATAATAAAAGCCCGTGTTCTTGTCTCTCACGTCTCCGACACAGATAGCGGCGAAGCGGTTTTCTTTCAGACAAGAAATAGCCCCCGTGAAAGCGTTCTCCAAAATCTTGATGAAATCCTCGTATGATCCCTGATTTGACGCATCATTCGGGAGGTCTGAATACTTTTCAAGGTCAAAATAGGGCGGGCAAGAAAACAGGAGGTCTTGGCTCTCAGGCGCAATGTGCTGCGGCACGTTCTGACCGTCATCGCAGATATAACGGGCGTTCATGCCCTCCACACGCTCGTTGTTTAAAGCCGCCTGTTTCTCTCTCAGTTCAACCCCCGTGAAGTCATTGCCGAGATAAGCAGCCACAAAGCCGAAGCCGCTATCGCCCGCAAAACAGTCAAAGGCTTTGCCGTTCTCCTGCCCGAACCAACGGCAGACGATTTCAGCCATAACGGGGTCAAGAATTGAAACGCCCTGAGCAACGATTTTCGCCTGTTCTTTTTCAAGGTCTTCTTGACTGACGTACTTGTCGATGTACTCTTTGAAAGAAATGCCGAGTTCTTTTCTGTGTTCACGGGTTCTTTGATAGAGGTCTTTATATTTGATTTCAAGAGACGTGACAAGGGTGTCGTTACGGCTCTCGCCCATATCGCCGATGATGTCATACCACTTCTTCTTTCTGTCTTGACAATATCCCT